CCTTTGTGGACTTCTCTGCAGCAATCACTGGATAATCCTGATAATCAATCAGTTCCTCAAGACCCCTCACAGAAAGTTCACAAAGTTCTTCAAATTCATCATCAGACTTTACTTTACCAACATTAACTGCAGAAAGAATACAAAGTGCAATTTCACCTTCTGGGTCATCAATATGCTGAAGTGGTTTAGTTGGTAGAGTAATTTCTTGGCAGAGATTACTCATTTCAACTTTATCCTTAAAAGAAGAGTGAGAATTACAATGGTCAATATTCATAATGTAAATACGACCAGTTTCAGCACGTTCTTTCAAGAGGTCCAGAATGAGTTCTTGAGCACCGATAGTTTTCCTAGGAATAGATTCATTTCGTTCTGCAGCCACATAAAGGTCGTCAAATCCATCAAGACCAAAATTAGCACTAAGCTCAGGAACGTCGTGGGGACTGAATAGAGAAATTTCTTCGTTTCGGATGAATCGTTCATAGAACAGTTTAGAGATTTGGATACTATAGTCTAACTTACGAACACGGTTATCTTCGGTTCCTTTATTATTTTTTAAGACAATGATATCTTCTATTTCTTGGTGCCAGATTGGGAAGTGGACTGTCGCGGATCCACCTCGTATGCCATTTTGCGTGCAACATCTGACAGTTGCTTCAAACTTCTTGAGAAATGGTACAACACCCGTGTGTTGAACTTCTCCCCCTCGGATTTTACTGTTGATGCCACGGATCCTACCAGCGTTGATACCGATCCCCGCCCTCTGTGCAACGTATCTGCCAATAGCCATATCACTAGTAAAGATGCTATCGAGGGTGTCATCACTATCAACAAGGACACAGCTAGCAAATTGTCTAAGCGGAGTTCGCACTCCCGCCATGATTGGTGTTGGGATGTTGATTTTGTGTTTTGAGATTGCGTCATAATACCTCTTCACATAGGAGAGACGTGTTTCTTTTGGATATTGGGCAAAAATTGTTGCTGAAATCATCATGTACATGAACTGTGGAGTTTCATATACCTTTGCAGTGCTTCTATCTTGAACTAAATACTTGTCAACTACTTGACGCAAACCTGCATAAGTGAAGAGATAATCTCGATCATGGTTAATATATGTCCCAAGTTTGTCGAGTTCTTCCCTAGTATAATTTGACAAAAGTTCAGAATCATAAACACCTACATCGATGCACCTTTGGATATGATCAAAGAATGTAGGATGATCTTGAATTTTACCATAAAGAGACTTCCTAACTGAAAACAGAAGAAGTCTTGCTGCAACAAATTGATAGTTAGGGTTATCTAAATCAATAAGATCTGATGCAGAACGAATCAAAATCTCTTGAATTTCTGCAGTGGTAATCCCATCGTAAAATTGAATCCCAGAATGCATCTCAATCTGAGAGGCAGACACTCCAGCAATATCCTTGCAAGCCTCTTCTACCATAAGGTGAAGTTTATTCAAATCCAGAGATTCGATACTTCCACCTCGTTTTACTACTTTAGTTCCATTACTCATACTCGTTTCCAACCAATAAGTTTTGCTTTTGCTTCTAGACCTTGATAAGTATTTGATTGTAGCACATCCTCAACGTTCAGTCCAGACAATACCATATCATTAATATCCTTTTCTCTTATATTATCTGGCCAGATAATAACAGGAAATTTCATATCAATTGCCTTTTGCATCTTTTCAACAATCTGCTTATTTCGTTTTTCATTATCGTAAACCATTACAAATTCAACATCATAATGAGTAATAAAAAATGTAGGATCAATATCTGATCCAACCATAGCAATTGAATTGTTCAAAAACATACTATCAAAAGGACCTTCTACCACGTAAATAGTCTTATCCCAATCAATATTATCTAGACCATAAATTTTGGGGTGGCTATCATTCAAAATGATAGTAATATATTTAACAAGTGACTTTTTCTTCAGACTTCTTCCCTGAAACCCAAAAATAACTCCTTTGTTTATAAGTGGGATGATGATTCTAGGTTCGTCATTCTCAATAGATTTAAAGGTTTCTTTTTGAGAATTAGTCCATTCCTTAAATTTATCGCAATAATATAGACTCGTAAAAAATTTATGAGGAATTTTCCTATCCTCAAGATATTTTTTTGCTATATGCCCATCATCTAATTCTTGAATTGTAGGAAGATCAAATGATTTTTTATTAAATTTTGGAGCAGTAAAATTAAATTTTGGTTCTGGGGTATTTGAATTTTTTCCAGTTAAACCATTTTTATACCTTTCCATAATGTATTGGTCATATAAAACTGTATCAAGGTCCTTCAAAAAATTAGTAAAGGATCTCGATACCCCACAATTGTGACACTTATAGTTATGGTCGTTTTTGTTTTGATAGATGTATCCTCTTGCTTTGTTCTTATACTTCTGAGAATCCCCACAATATGGACATCTAAAATTATAGAGATTATTTTTTACTTGCTTAAATTTTTGAAGACGTGATGAGACCAATCCTATGTACTTTACATCAATAAAAGACATCACAAAAGGGTATTATTTTTCCTTCTCTACTCTAACAGATGGTTGGTCTGGTGTCAAGATGTCCACCACCATATGAGACTGGGAAACTGCGAAAGATAGAATAATTGCTGCTCCAGCAATAATCCAACGGAATTTAGCAAGTTCTTCTACTTTAGTTTCTAATGATTGGATTTTTTCTGATACTTTCTTATGTTGCTCTTTATTTTCTTCCTTCATATCATTAATCATGTTTGAAATCATTTCATCCGTCTTGCCACAATTATCAATCTTCTCTTCATGAACTGCCAACATCTTACTGATGTTTTGACTAGTCTTGCCCATTATTTGTATTGCCTCGTCAATTTTTCTCATCATAACCTCGTAGGATGAGAGTCTTTCTTCTAAAACGGCAATTTTTGTGTCGGATGAAGTGTTCTGATTGAACATTGTTGTTATTTTCTAAGGTTTCTTATCCAAGGTGTTCTGGACTTTGAACCCAAAAATATTAATTTTTTCTTTTTTTTATCAACTGGTGGTTCGTCTGGTGGCAACCCTGCTAAATTGCCACCAGTTGCAGACATATCCTCTTTGATAATATTTATTATTCTATCTAACTTTAGATTATCCATTATAGTGAGTTTAAGATGTTAATACAATTTTCATCAATTTCAATATCATCTAATGATGATTTTGGATATTCAGGTATTCTATTCAAAAAAACTAAGAATGTTTTAATAGAAGACCACAGTTCTTTCTCCAATTTATAAAATAGGAGTGGAACTGCGGCATCATTAAATACATTGAATATTATAATAAAATGGTTTATCAATAAATCAACCTTAAGATCACCAGTTTTAATATATTTTCTAAGTAACTTCTTAATATATTTAAATCTACTCAAATCTTCAAAGAAATCATCTCTTGTGATTGCTTGAGGGTTATCATAATATTTAATTGCAAATAAGATGTAATTATCTTCGTTCAACTCATCAAACTTCATATCTTATCAACTTACCGTCATTGTTGCAATTCCTGAGGTCACAGTTGCATCTCCAGAAGTGAGTACAACATAATATTCGTAACCATCCTTACTTGCATCGGTGTTAGCAACACTTACATTAGCACTATTTGATCCGATTGTTACTGGTGATACACCATCATCTTCATACCACTGATAGGTCAGAGGAGCATAAGAAGGAGTGATAGACGCACTTACAGTAAATGTAGCAGTTGCAGTAGTTCCAACACCTACGGACTGTGGTTGAGTGAGAATTGAGATGACAGCATCAGCATATGTAGAATCGTCAGCAGCATCTCCAGGGGTACTGTATGTTGGAAGAGTTCCTCCAGTAATTCCCGACATTGCAACAAGAGTCTCAGATTTGACTCTCAAATTTCCATGCATATCAACATAAGTATGAACACCAACCCATCCAGCATGAGCAACCGCATATTGAGTTCCTTGTGCTGCACCAGTTTCATTAACATCCACACCATAAACATAGTGTGCTGGAACTGTTGTAGTAAGACCAACTGTATTTGACGAATAGTTGGAATCTTCCAAAGTATATACTGGTCTTTCGGAAATTGAATAACCAATTCCAGTAATTGCTTCTCCAGTCAAATACTGTGTGGTAGCAATTGAAATAAGAGTATCTGAGGTTATTCCAGAAATTACAGCAGATCCAAAAGTTCCCCCAACACCAATGGTGATTACATCTCCTATAGAAATCCCAGCAGCAGTGAATGAAGTCGCAGTTCCAGTAACTGTTTTGGTCCCATAATCTACATCAACTGTCCCCACAGAATAAAGACTATCTGATTTTCCCCAAAGAGCCATGTGATTTACCTAAATGATTTTTCTTTCTTAATTTATTTATAAAAAAGGGGGAATTGCAATCCCCCTCCTGAAAAATTATTATGCACCTATCAGCAACCCTTTAGTAGTGCAGTTTTTACTGTAGACGCAATTATATTATCAACATCATTATCAGTAGTTGCCACATACCGATCAAGCAAATCACACACTAATTTTTTAGTATGGCAACTATTCATTGCTGAAATTACGATTGGTTTTAGAAGTTCTACAAGTAATCCCATTTTAACCTCATATTGGACAATATATATATAATCAACCAGCAATATTGTGCCTGGTCATTAAATATAGTATTACTGATTCATTGGTAGTTTGTCCAGATTGGGATTTTGCCTTTGCAAGTTGAACATCGGCAAGTTCTTTGCGGATTTGCATTTGTGCTGTTCTCTTTTTGGCAGAATCTGATTGGATTGTTTCAGCATCTCCTTTAGGATCTACCTCTTCCTTTAATTTTGGATTAACGTCGATTTTGTTAGAAATTCCCTTTCTAACATCGAGTTTTTCCTGATCTCTAGTTCTACTTTTAAGATCCAGTTCTTCCTTGATCTTCATTGCCTTTTTGATGGCACGATCCTTCACTCCAGCATACTCATCAGATTCGTCTTCCACTTCACCATCACCATCATAATCCTTGGACTTCTTACCAGATTTCTTATACTTATGCTCCTGATCTTCACCAGCATCATCTTCATCATCTTCCTCAGTCTCCTTCTTACCTTCAACTAAAGTGTAAGGATCTTCAATATCAAAAAAAGGTTCCCTAAATTCCTTAAAGGATTCTGTCCAAATGTTAGTCATTTTTTGTGCGATACTTTTTTTTATTTATCTGCTATACAACTTCACATACGTCCTTTATCCAGGATTTAAACATCATCCCATCATCGGTCACACAGATTAAGTGATTAGTCCCAGACCTAATAATGTGTCCACGCAATCCAGTATTACAATTTTCAACCAATGCACCAACCTTAAATATTTTTTTAGTAACGTAGTTTTCCCTTAATGATGTCCAATCTAAATCTGGAGAAATCTCCCAAATTTGATATCCTTCCTTCATATTCATAGAATCCCTCAAGTCCATGAATAATTGCTTAATGACAGACTCATCAACTTTAGATGGCATAATTTTCCTAAATGCCAAATAGTCACCTTCTGCAGCAAATTGTCTTGCTGAAGATGATGATCCACTATCAGAGTCGGCATCTTTTGGTCCAGAAGATACTACATTGATCGAATCATACGCATATGATTGTCCATTTGCCTTTGCAGTAAGACTATCAATTTCAGCAACTCGTTCTTCACCACAAACAACATTTACTGAGGTATATCCTTCCTGGTTCAAAAATGTCAATGCATCGAAAATAGTTTTAAATTCGTCACTATCAATAATTCTATCTGCATACTCAGGAAACATTTCTTGCATATATTGAATTTTCAATTCAGGATCCAAAGGATTTCTTTTCCCATCTTGAGTTCTACTTGGGAAAATATAATAGTTTCCACCAGAAGATGCTTGAGACATTGCTTTAAACAATTGCTCATGTCCTTTAGTTGGAGGGTTGAACTTCCCAAAAGCAACAGTAACAATATCAGATCTTATATTTTGTGCCCCTGGTTGTCCAGATGCTGCAGATGCTGCAGATGCTGAAGATGCTGCAGAAGATCTTTGTTTAGATGATTCAGGTGTCTTTCCTAGTCTAATCTTTCCACCCTTATATGCAGATGTTGGTTTTGCAGAAATAGATGCTGGTTCTTGTTTTTGAGCAGTATCCTTTTCCTTTTTCTGAGATGCCTTTCCACTAAAAACCTTAAGTTGACCCTTTACAGTTTTTGCAACCAACTTTCCCTTGGAGTCAAACCAATCTCCATGACCATCCCCCACAAGACCCATCCTTTTTGCTTGGGAGGATGCTTGCGTTTCTACTGCTTCTTTGATAAAGGTTAAGAAAGTTTTCATTTATTAATTTGAGAATATATAAAGTCTTGATTATCAAGAATATAGTTAAGACCTGATTTTTTCAATTGTAAGTATTTATCTTTCTTATCTTTTGTATCTTTATTTGACTCCAAAAAGGTAATAAAAAATCTAGAAAAATTTTCTATGGTCTTTCGTTTAAGTTGTTTGACTCGCACTTTAGTCTTATATATTGATATAAGTTCCAAAAATAATTCTTTCATGACCATAAAATTTGATAAAGTGCCTGAACAAATGCAGTATCCTCCAAGGATACTGGAGATTTTTGTAATCCCGATATTTTGAACCTCAATGTCGGTCTAAAATATTGACCAGTCTCACTAGTTTTTCCTCTTAAGTTTAATTTGGATTCCCCTGGTAAAAATGCTGGGATTGCAAAATCTATATTTTTATCTCTCAATTTTTTATTTAAATCATTTTTATCTTGTCCCATATAATAAAATCCACGATCCTTTATCTGAATATAATAAGTATTCATTGAGTTATAATAATTAACAATGCTATTTGCGACATTTCGAACGAGAGTAGTTTCTTTATATGGATCAAATCCTTTTTCCATTCTTGTTAGTTGACGTTCAAAATTTAAAGACTTATTTAGTTGTTTGGTCTCAATCAAATAAAGTAATGTGTTTATATCCATTCCCTTGTTATCTTTATTTGGCAGATTCCAAGCATCAACAATTTTTCGATGTATATTTAGATCTTCGAATAGTGTTGAATATAAATCATCTAACCTTTTAGTAAATTTATTTCTTTTTTCAAATTTTCGTTTAATTGGTTCCCATTTCTTGGTTTCTCTATTTAAAGTAATACTCTTTTGCCCAAAGTCAGCACCTATATTTGTTTTAGCTTCAACTCTAATCATGCTTCTAAATTGATCTCTAAAAAATACATCCGGATATAAAGTACTTCCAGCAGCAGTTTGAGATACATTTTCTTGTCCGAATATATTTGTCAAAGCATTAATTAGTAATACTTCATACTCCTTTCCAGACTGTTCAGGTGATGCCATAAAAAAACCCGTTTCCTTTATTTAGAAACGGGATTGGGTCAAATATCTCCTTCTTCTCTATTCTCAGAATAATATACATCAAAGAATCCTTCGGGATATCTTTTTAGAAGTTTATCAATATTAGTTTGAATAACTTCATCGAATGATACCTCAAGTGCAATACAAGCTTGAGCAACATACCACATCGTATCACCAAGTTCTTTAATAAGATGAGTTCTGGTTTCTTGATTCCAAGACTTGCCTTGAAATACCATCTTCTTAACGATTTCCATAAACTCACCTCCCTCAGCATTGATGCCAACGGCAGAGGTCAGTAGACGTTCAATATTTGCACCCTTTTGGTCCAATTCAACCATCCGATCAGAAAGTGCTACAAAATCTTTTGATGCATCAGAAGTAACAGCATCAACAAAATTCTGATATTTGTCAAAATCAATTTTTTGTGTCATTAGAATTTCAAACTCGCAAATTTATTAGTTTTTTTAGTATCTTCTTCATAATCATACTCTTCTTCCTGTCCGGAGTCAAGTATGTTCTCCTGAGCGCTTTGCTCACAATCATACAATCTCATCTTAGCACGATCAATTCCAACCACAAATCTTTTGTTGATAGTTGGATCATTATACCTATTCTTAAGTTGCTTAACCATAATCTGACCCATTTGCTCTAGTTCTTCAGTGCTAATCAAAGCAAACATAAAGTCTGCAGTAGCAGGAAGACCAAAGGATTCGGAAGTATCCGTCAATTCGACATCAGAATTTCCATATCCACTACGAGTAGTCTGAGTAGCACTTACAATAGGTACGTTTGATTCTACAGCAAGACCACGAAGTTCCTCAGCAATTGCTTTAACATAAGAATAAGAATTGACTGAAAAATTTGACTTATATCTAGAAGACGCACAGATATTCAGATAATCAATAAAGATAATATCTGGTTTAAACGACTTCTTCAAAGACAACTCATTTAACAATGCTTTAAAATGTCCACTATGGGCAGAAGCAGTTGGATATTCTTTAATAATCAATTTTCCCTGCGTTTTTTTATTCAGATTATTGATCTTAGATTCATACATATTCTTCGACAGATCAACAATATCTTTAATGTTTACATTTAATAGGTTCGAGTCAATTCTTTCAGCAATCCTGTTCTCAGCCATTTCAAGTGTAATGTAGAGAACATTCCGTCCTTGCAGGAGGACGGAGCTAGCCATGTGGCACATGAATAAACTTTTGCCGACGCCCGTACCAGCAAGAGCGACATTGAGAGTCTTGTTAGGTAGACCACCTTTTGTGATTTTGTTAAAGTATTCCAAGTCAAAGGGAATTCTGTCCTCCTTTTTGTGATAAGATTCATATCTTTCTAGATAATCTTGCAGGTAGTCATGACCAATATGATCATCGAAACTAACCGCAAGTGCGTTTTGCAAAATTGATGGAATTGAGTCTCTGTTCTTTTTTTCATCTTGCCCATCAGCAATCTTAATACTCTCCATAAGGGCAAGATAAATTGCTCTATCTCTACACCATTTTTCAGTAGTATCAAGCAACCACTGGTCATCTGCACTCGTATCATCTAAATTTTTTACGTAGTCACAAATGACCTTGTAGGTATCTTCTGTTATATCAGTTCTCTTTTCAGTTTCAATTAAAAGAACTTCTTTTGTTGCAAGATTATCATAGTTTAAAATAAACTTACTAATCTCCTCAAATACTACTTTCTCGTGAAGATTTTCAAAATATTCATTTTTAAGAAAAGGCAGAACCTTCCTACAATATTCATCATTAAAAATTAAATTTCTAAGAATCGTAGTTTCGATTTTTTCCATTAACCTCCGTAAGAGAACTCTTTTTGTGCTGCTTCATTCAATGCTTGCATTACTTCGGGAGTGAAGTATTTCTCTGGGTTTTCCATAATAGTTTTTCCATACTGAGAGGTGCCATCAGGAACTTGATATCTAGTCCCAGATTTTACAAAAATTTCATACTTTTCCGCAAGATCTAAGAGTCCATAATACTTATCCAATCCTCGTTGATCATAGTATAAACGAACTTCAACAGTTTTATTTTCTTTGCTTAGACGAGACTTATGTGCTGTTGCTTTAATAATATTACCAACAACTTCAGTTCCATCTTTTTCTTTCTTTTTGGAAAGGTAGACGATTGTTGATGCGGCATATTTTAATCCAGATCCACCACTCATTTCTTTAGTAGGAATATAAGAACCCACAACATCATAAGTATGATTAGTAACGATCATGGGAATATTTGCCTGGCCCAGTTTCAAGGTTAGCATCCTGAAGGCACCTTTGACAAGTTGGGATTTAGTCATATCTCTAACTTGCTTTTCATTCAAAGCATCATCAATTTCCTTTTCAGTAGAAAGCATTCCAAGAGAATCAAGAACAAACATGCAAGGTTTGCGATCTGCTTCTTTCTTTTTCAGATACAAATCTACTGCTTTAAGTGCTTTTGAACGAAACTCTTCAATAGTGACAACATTAACTACAACTATCCGATTGACATCCAATCCCCTACTCTGAAGTAGGGATTTAGTCACAGCAGCTTCAGTATCGAAATAGAGACAATAACCATCGGGATTATTATCAAGAAAATTCTTAACAACGGCGAGGCTGAAGAAAGTTTTTCCAGTACTAGACTCTCCAGCAATAGCAGTAATCTTGTTCCCAGATACACCACCAAATACACTACCTGAAACCAGTGCATTAAAAATATACGAACCTGTGTCAACATAAGTTTCACTCTCGTCAATATCTGCAGCAAGTTGTGTGTATTCACCTCCAATTTCTTTAACAATATCTTTAAGAAAATCCATTTTTTTTCTCCTCAGTCGATTTAATAAATTTAATTCTCCACAACTTATTATATAACTCTTTATTGTTGGAACGTTCCAATGAGTTAATTAAATATTCCAATTCCTTTTTACTCAAAGTTACTGTTATCATGAGAATAATGACTCCAAAGTATTTACTTTTTCAAGTCTCCATCCAATTGAGTTCAAAATTGTACTCAATGGTTTTAGAAAACTAATTTCAAATTGAACTTCATAATCAATATACTTAGTAAGATTAAGTTCTTTGGGGAATTGTTGAATAAATGAGATTACATTTTCGTGGATTGGGTTTGCTTTTTTCAAATAACAAAATTTAATTTTTTCCCCATTGTTAATAATCGGATACTTATTATCCAATTGATTTTTTCTCACATAATAATTATACAACAAAGATCCTCTAATATGGATTGGAGTTCCCTTTGAATAAATTGTGCCAGCAGATTTATACTTATTGATATTATTTGCAGTTCTTGGGAAAGATATCTCTTCTGGGGGAAGTGAATTGAACTCTTTTCGACATTTACCAATAAAATCTATAACATCATCTTCGGTTTTTGTCATAATGATTTTAAGAGTGTCCTTAATCATCTGACGACATGGGGCAGGAGTTGAAGATTTGATTGCTTCAATTCCCATGATCTTAAGTTTGGGTTCAGTATATCGAACTCCTTCACTATCCCACACATTAAGAATGTATCGTTTCTTGGCAGTCCAGATTCCACGATCAGCAATATTCTCACGTTTCATGAACATCTTTTGCTCATATGCATTTACATACTCAGCCAATTCTTGGTAAGAACTTTCAATATACTTTTCAAGTTCCATAGAACAGATCTTATCAAGGAACGTGACAATGCCCTCAGGAGTTTTCTCTCTTCCTTTGTATACACATTCAACCAAAGGACCCATATTAAGATAAATGGAATCAGTATCTGAAGCAATAACATAATCAACACCCTCAGTTTTAAGAACTTTGTTCAAATAAGAATTCATCTTATTTTCAATCCATCTAATTGAAACTTGTCCAGACAAAGTAATTGCTTCGGCATTCTCAATCCTAAAGTATCTAAAAAATTCATTGCCAACTGCACCATAGGCAGAGTTGAGTTGAATTTTACGTGCCATCTGAATATTATTGCATCTGGCAATTTCCTTCTTCAAATCGAGAGTTGGAGTTTTTTCATATTCTTGCTTTGCTGCAAGCATTTTCTTTTTGTAGATGGTCCTTTCTTGATATATTTTCTCCATCAACTCCGGAAGGAATCCTCGAACATCTTTACGATATTGAGCACCATTTGCACAGACACAATATGGATAATCTTCAGGAATCTCACATTCTTTAGATAAAATTTTATTTACTGAGATTGATTTAAACCTTTCGTCCACAAGGGTCTCTGGACTTACATTATATTGCATTATCAAATGTGGGTATAGACTGTTCAAGTCAAAACTTACAACATAATCATATTTTCCAGGAATTGGTTCCTTAACATAAGCACCCTCATATCGTTGATCCTTTTTAGAATCCTTCTTAAAAGGAATCACAATATTCTTCTTTAGAAGATAATTATAAATGATAGCATCCCACATTCTAACTTGATAGAATACATCGTTAAAGTTACTCTTAGCATCATATGCCATAGTAATCGCAAGTTCAATAAGACCCATCTTATCTTCGAGTCTATCTACAAGTTCAACGTCTTTGATGTTGTATTCTACAAATTTTTGCCAATCTTTGGTATAAAATTCTTTAAAAGTTTCATACTCAGAGTGATCAAGTTTTTTCTGCCCTAATTCAACATTAGCAATATGATCCAAACGATAGGATTCCTGTGCTTTATATGTAAACTTTTTATATAAGTCTATATAATCCAAAACTGTAACACCGGCAATATCATATCTGATTTGAGTTCTACCAGAAACGATTGCTTCGTTCTCAGTAACTATTCCCCAAGGAGACATCTGTTTAACTACCTTTTCCCCAAGAACTGATCTAATTCTTCGGTAAATATATGGAATATCATAAAGATCACAGTTCCATCCAGTGATTACCTCAGGGGGATTGTTTTCCCAATAAAACATAAATTTATCGAGAAGATCATATTCACTATTACAAGAAATATATTTTACATTGGGATTAGTATTATCGAATGACTTTACTCCCCAGGTAATAATTTTTTTTGTCGCATAATCCTGAATAGAGATTGTAAGAATTTCTTCTTGGCAAGAAAGAACATCTGGGAACCCGTTTTCAGATGCAACCTCAATGTCTATTGTAATTAGTTTAATCTTAGTGATATCAAACTTAATTGATTCTTGTGGATAATTATCGGTAATATATTGATTAATGTATCTCGTATTTCCATACAAAGTGAAATTGTCAACATTTTGATATTTGTCAATGAATTCCCGAGTTTCTTTAATAGTTCCGGGTTTGATTTCCTTTACGTATGTACCTTCCAGGGTTTTAAAGTTTGTGTTGGTATTGCTAGTTACATATAATGTTGGATAAAACATTTCCCTTTTTTGAAAATGCTTCCCGTCCTCAAAACCCCGTGTAAGTATTTCATTGCCGACAAGAACTACATTAGTATAAAAATTCATTTAATGGTTTTCAAATAAAGTTCAATTTGATCTGGTTTAGGATCTACAATGGTAAAAATAGAATCAGAATGAATCTTGAGTTCTCGTTGATCAGTAAATGTTGGCCATCTTATCATCTCATAATCATTACTATCGGATACTAACATTTGAACTGGATTGACTAATTTGCAGTCTGGTTCCCCAAGATCTGCTCCCGAGACCTCATGAATTTCAGACACTAAAATAGAATCATTCTTTAGTATCAGAATTTTCAGATTTTGCATTTACTTTGTCCTCATAAGATTTTGAAATTTCGTCCCTTGGTTCTAAGATTGTCACTATCCAATCACAAGGAATTCTTACAGAAGTATCTTTAGAGAGAGGTGCATATGGATAAAATCCAACTTGATCTCCTTCCCTATTCAAGGATACTACATATGGATTTTCCAACTGATACCCAATTACCTTTTCTCCAGATACAAGTTCTTTTACATCTGCAATGACATCTTCAAGTGATTTCATTAATACAAGTTTTACTGACATACTATTCTCCAAAGATAATTTTATTATACCAGCAAAAAGAGGAGGTGTCAACTGGATTTTGCCAGTCACCTCCTCGTTTGCGACGACGATATTTGGGGTATCCCAAGTTATTTATAGGTACTCCTTTCGAGCATAATGCTC